ATGATTTGTTAGTTGTTTCCTTTATATATTGTGATAATTTGGGACTAATAATTGTAGGCTTTCTTAAAGATAACATATTTTATTATTATATAAATAAAATATATTATATACGAATCAATAGTTTATTTGTTTATATTTTTATTACTTGCATTGGTAATGGTTTAAATAAATTAATTAATATTTTGCTGATAATAATTACCCCAATAAACATCTCCCAATTATAATAATATTGCTTATTATAAGTATCTTTAGAATTGTCTATTAATATTTCTGATCCATTTTGTGTATTTTCTAAATTAGATAACTTTTTCATTAATTCTTGATTTAATTTTTTTTCATCTTCTAACTTAACTCCTATAGATGCCATATTTTTGTCTAGATTTTCAATATATTTATTAATATTGTTAGTTGTTAAAAATAAATCTCTACTCATAGATTGTAATTGTGACTTACTATTTGTATAATAGTTTTGAAACTCGTTTACTTCTGGATTTTTATTATAATATACATAATATTTTTTAAAATCATCTAAAGCAGAAAAAAATTGTGTTTTTATTATATTTATTTTTTCATCAAATTGTTTAGCCTCGTCTATTAATATGTTTTCCATTTATATACTACTTATTTATTATTTATTTTATTATTCATTTATTAATTGCAAATTCTATAATATGGGGCCGAAATAGCCGTTTTACTTGGTCTAATTATCTCACAAACTTCACCAGGTCTAATTCCAATAGATTGGGCTACTGGGTCAAATCTGGATATATCTGGAAACTCAGTATCATTATTAATATTATATTTGGTTTTTATCTTTATTTTTTCAATTCCAGATAAAACACGATGTGGAGGAACTAATACGTGATTTAAAATATTAAATTGAACACGTTTTAAAGGTTGAAGTATAATAAATATTTTTTGTGTTTCCCATAGATGTATTAATGCGTTTGATAATGTTTCATTCACTTCATCTTTCACTACAATTAATAGTGTGTCGTCCTTAGTTAATACTTCTTCTACCATAAATAAATCATCAATCATTTCTTGTAAATTTACTGGTCTTAATGCTTTGGTTAAATAATATTTTATATAAATTTTGCGTGTTTTAGATTCAGGTTTATCATCAACCTTTTTTTCTAAAATCATATCAAGTTGGTTGTTTGTTTGCATTGTATTAATTTCATTAATACTAAACCCTTCATAATCATTTGTATTATATCCTTGTGTTTTCATTAATTGAATAAGCACCATTCTGGATTTATAAATAGAAGAAATTAAACTACTAGTATTATGACTTGCCATTACTATAATATAATATAAACATATTGATTTTATTTCAATTTTATTTTATATTATATTATTAATTTATATTTATTAATTAAATAAAATTTTTTTAATAGAACTATCATTATTTTTATTTGTACCCCCTGTTTCGCTTAAAGTAGTTTCATTATTATTATTTATATCTTCATTATCCTTATTTTTATTATTTGTTTCTACTGATAATAACGGTAGTTTTCCTTCTAATTGTTCTTGAATTGTGGTTGGTTTTATTATTGTAATATTTTCTTTACTAACCGAATTAGCTAATTTATTAAATTCTTTAGACATTGAATTATAACCGCCTTGTAACGCTGTTAGTTGTTTTTCCACAGGGAGACGTTCAAAATATGGTGCTAAAGGAGTCGTCGTCGTCCCCCCTGACTGAATTGGTTGTCTTCCTGCGGTTTGTCTCATAATTTGTCCCATTATAATTGGTCTTTGTTCAGGATTTAATTGTAATATTTTTGCTTGGTTTGAACCACCTAACATATTAAACGCTTCATTCATATATGGATTTTCTGGGAATAGATTTATAGAACCACCCTTTAAAGATGTTTCATTTATGTTATTTACTTCTGCTGTTCCTGTTAATATCATATTAGATGGAGTGTCAAGAGATATATTTGCGGAATCACTGTCTGGAATATATTCAGGTGACATTTGAGGTGAATTGGAATTTGGATTTGGATTGGGGTTAGTATTATCGTTAAAATTAATTTCTTTAAATTGTACGTTATCTGTATTTATATAATTATTCCCAAAAAAATCTTGGGGATTAAGATTAGGATTAGGATTAGGATTTAGATTATTATCGGGATTTATATTATTATCAGGATTTATATTATTATCAGGATTTAAATCAGGATTAATTTTTACCACAGTCTGTTTATCCACTTCTTTTAATTTTTTATTCAAATTTCTTACATAATTATCAATAATTTCTTTAACATCTCTTTCTATTACGCCATCTTCCCCGTGGTCTATATGTAATAATTTATCAATATTTCTAGATTGATATGACAAATTTGTTAGTTGGTCGATATTCTCTTCTGTAATAATTCTCATTTGAATATTCATAACTTGTAATTCTTGTATTAATAATTTTAATGCAAAAGGGATTCTAACAAGACTAAACGTCCTACCAAATTTACTAATAGCATCTAACACTTCTTGTCCTTCAACATTTTTATTAAAAACCAAAGGTCCATCTGCAAACGGACTTAAGAACAAATTTTTAGCAGGATTATATATAGCTATAGCACCAGTTTTATTACACACCGCCATATAATATTGATCCCCTCTAACCATATACGATTCATTTAAAAAATAAGACAAGCCGTGAGCCATAATCCCATCACGTTCCATTTCACCAATCTTTAAACCACCGTCATTCGCGCGTCCTTGATTAGTTTGTCTTGTTAAAAAGTTTCGTTTACCTGTTGCACGATAATTAATTTTATCTTTAACCATATGTTTTAAACGCATATAATATGTAGGACCTATAAATATTTCAGAATATATTTGTTCACCTGTAAAACCATTATGTAATATTTGATTACCACTATTATGATACCCCATTTTAGTTAACATATGTCCATAGGTGTCATAATTTGCTCCCTTTGTTGAAAATGCAGTACAATCCCCATAGCCACCATATACACAACACGCTTTACCAAAAAGACTTTCAACAAGCTGTCCAATTGTCATACGAGATGGTAACGCGTGTGGATTAATAATTAAATCAGGTCTTATTCCATCGGCCGTAAAGGGCATATCTTCTTCTGGAATAATAAGACCTAAAGTTCCTTTTTGTCCGCACCTAGAAGCCATTTTATCACCAATCGCAGGTAACCTTTCTTCGCGAATTCGTATTTTTGCGATTCTAAATCCTTCTTCCCCTTCTGATATAAACGCCTTGTCTACAAATCCTAATTGACCCTTTTTAGTTGTTTTTGAATTATCTATATAAACCCCTTTTTGGTCTGATAATGTAGTTACTTCACCAATTAATACAATTCGGTCGTCAATTGGCGTATTTTCTTTTACCAAACCATAACTATCTAATTTACTATAATCAAACCCATCTTTAATACCTTTAACATTTGGTTTATTTTCAATATTTGTAAAAAAGGAATTCACGTTAGAACCAGAGACTTTAGAACTTTCTTCTCTAGATTCATAAGTAGTATAATAATTAGTCCTAAATATACCTCTTTTTACAGAGCCTTCATTAATTAATATTGCGTCTTCAACATTATATCCAGTATATGACATAATGGCCACAATCGCATTAACCCCATAAGGCTGTTCTTCGTGATTAATATAATCTAAATAGCGGGATTTAATTAAAGGGGTTTGACCATAATTTAATACAACCCCCATTTTATCCATTCTCATTTGAGAATTAGAATGATATACTGAAACGGCTTGTCTGCTTTGACCACACGAAAACGCATTACGTGGAAATTGGTTTGATTCAGGATAAACAATAGAATTTCCCATAACACCAAACATTAATGAAGGGTCTATTTCACAATGAGTATAGTATTTATTGTCCTTTATTTTGTTACCAAATGTACAAATAAAAGCACTTTCTTCTTCGGATGTATCAATATAATCAATAATAGATCTATTTTTTTCAAAAAAATCAAGAATTTTTTCTAATGAATCATAACCAGGATAAAGATGATTTACATCATATAGAATATTATTTCTTATATGAAAAAAATCATCGTTTTTCTTTTCAAAACCAGAAACCACTTGGGTCCACGTATATTTTTTTGATTGAATAATATCTTTAATACTGCCGTGTTCATAAGATAATTTACCATATTTAATAAGACCATTTTCATCAATAGTTGTGTCTCTATAAAAAATAGGTCTAGTTAATCTACCGCTATCTGTATAAATATAAATAATATTAGATTCGTAACTAAATGATATACTAGTATACATAGGAATAACCCCATTTCTTCTAAATAATTTTAACATATTTACGGTTTGAATAGGATTATTTAAAATACCAATCCAATTTCCATTAACAAATACTTTAGTAGCATTTGTAAGCATTTTAGGAGAACATTCGGTTAATAATTTAAGTGAAGTATTTGCTCTAATCCATTTAATAATTGGATAAGATGAAAATCCATTAGTAATAGATGTAGTAATAGACAAATGTTTATGTAACCCAATATTTCCACCATCTGGTGTATCTACTGGGTCAATTAATCCCCACTGTGTGTTATGTAACAAATGGGGTCCAACTATTTTAGCAGTTGGGTCTAAAGGTAAATTTATTTTTCTTAAATGCGATATATGTGTAAACCACGATAATCTATTTAAATCTTGAACCAATCCTAATCTCTTAGTGTTTGAATCCGCACCCCAATTTCCTTTAAACCCCTTTTTAAATCCATCCTCAACAATTCTATCCTTAAAAAAAGCAGACAAGTTATCTTCAATTAAACTAACAAAATTTAATCTATATTTTCCAGAATGGTAATAAAACTCTTTATCTATCTTTAAAAATATATTTTTGTTTTGGATTAAATAATATTCACGAAAAAGGTCATATATTAAAGAACCAGATGTTTCAATGCGTTTAAATTTAAAATTATCTCGGTCCGTAGGCGCTTCTCTACCCATAAAAACTCTAAGTAATTTATTAACCATAAATCCAATAAAATAAGCCTTATTTAAAAAATTATCTTCACCAATATGTGGTAAAAAAAAGTTATTTAATATATCCTGAACAGCTGAAATCGTTTGTCTTTTTGTAAATTTTGAAATAAATTCTAGCGCCACTTGTTGGGAAAATATCACATTTGCATCATGGACTGATGGAATAAATAAATCAACCATATTTGCATTTTTTTCTAAATCTAATAAACAATATTCGATGATTAATTTATCAGAAATGATACCTAATGCCCTCATAAGAATAAATAACGGAATTGGTTTTTTAACATTAGGAATATCTACGACAATTTGGTTGTTAGAATATTTTTCACCTGGAGCTACAATTTTTACAGACGTGTATCTAATTGGTTTAGAACTATCCTCGGAAACTGAATGTACTTCACACGAAAAACTATATATTTCATCTTCTTTATATTTTCTAACATAAAGCATATTATCTCCAAATTTTTCTTGACTAACAATCACCTTTTCTTTTCCAGAGATAATAAAATAACCTCCAAAATCATTACGACATTCACCCAAGTTAAAACGCGCCTCTCTAGATAACCCTTTTAAAATACATAAATTTGAATGAAGCATAATAGGAAATCTCCCCAGATAAATTTTTTCAAATACTTTTGTTTGTTCTATTTTTTCTTCGCCATTTTTATAAATAAAATCAACTTCAATATCATAATGTATTGTAACGCCGTAATTCATATTCCTTAATCTAGCGTCATTCGGGTACATATAGTGGGGATATGGTTTATTCGTCTCTTCGTCATATATAATTGGTTTTCCAAAATAAATTTTATCTCCATTTTTTCCTCCCAAATAAATAAGGCATTCATTAGGATTTTCTTTATCACCAAGTATAAGTGATTTATTTTTAGATTTTTTAGATAAGCCCGTTTCATTGATTTCTTCTGATTCGCGTTCAATAAAACGAATAGGATTATTTTCACGGAAAATTTGAAAAATTCCTTTACTAAAAAAATCATTATAAGAGTCTAAATGATGGGCTACTAAATTAGACGGGTTATCTTTAAAATATGTGTCAATTAAATTCCAAGCAATTGTATCCATTATATTATTATAATGTTATATTTTTATAATATTATTTTTTATATTAATATTATATTTAGTGAACTATTTTCTTAATAATATGTATAATGGATAGTATACAAAAAATAGATACTGGTCCTGAAACAACGGATACAAATTCTGAAAGTTGGGATGAAAGAAAAAAAGAAAAATTTCATAAGAAACATATAGATTTAATGAACCAACGATTACGTTCAAGACAACAAAAGACAAAGCGTCTCAAAGAAATAACTCCTACTGAATATAATGAAACAATTACATATAATGATGATGTTATTCAGCATTGGGATAAACTAAATGACCCTAATACAAATATAAAATCAACTGTTGTAGATTTATTTGCAGAAAAAAACGGTGGTAAAAAAAGAAGGAAATCTAGACGACGAAATAGGAGAACTAGGAGAACTAGGAGAACTAGGAGAACTAGGAGAACTAGGAGAACTAGGAGAAAATAATATTTATAATTCAGTTTTGCTTAGTCTTTTTTTTACACCTTCAAGGGTGTAAATTAAAATTGAAATAAATTATTAAAATAACTTAAAGCAATATTAATATTATAATGAGCACAATTATTGAAAAATTTACAAAAAATTATCAAATTATTTCAGCTACATGCAAAGTCTTAGTGGATATTGATTGGTTTGGAAACTATAAGATAAATAATATTTCAAACAAAGATATTCAATATATTGGACAAGCAAAAAACATAGAACAATATGTAAAACGATTTATTGAGATTGTTAAAGATAATGTATTGAAAAATGTTTCAGATATTAATAGTATTAAATGGCATATCAAGGGGTTTGATGAAACTATAAGTTTACATATGTTTGTAAGAGAGGTTGGTAAAATATTAGAAAAATTTATTAAATCCTACCTAAAAAAAATATACCCATATTATGCATATCACATCGATAAACATAATACAAATTTTGATAAAACTATTGTTATTGAAATTACCAATAATGATAAAAGAATATTTACTGCTAATCTAACGGTTGAACCTTTTCTTTGATTTTCTATAAGATTTTCTATAAGATTTTCTATATTTTTTATATTTTCTATGTGTTTTACCTTTACGGTTATATTTATTGCGTTGTGTTTTATATTTATCTCCACCTACGCCAACTTTAACAGGTTGCTGCCATGTTATTTCAGTAATCATATTAGGAACATCTCTTTTAATTGATGACTTTTGTTCAATAATTTTTTTTTCATGGATATAATTATTTATATTAAAAAAAGAATTAATTCCAATACTTATTGTTTTAAATATTTCGTCGATTAAACTATTTATAGTTTGACCATCATCAACTTCGTAAAATTTTTTATCATAATTACCACCAAAAAATAATCCATAACTAATTTTAGGTAAATATTTTTGATATAATCTCAAATTTAATGGAATTACAGGATACTTTATTGAAGGCTGTTCTTTTCTTATTTCTATTGAAAACTTTTCTAATGATTTTTTTGATTGATTTCTTTTCTGTGTTAATAACATTATTTCCGATATATCTTCTGGAGTAACTTGTATAAACCAATTATATCCAGAATATTGTAATAATGCATTAGGAATACTAGTTTCATAAATTTTATTAATAAGTTCACTATAATTATTTTGTAAAAATAATGTTTTTATTTCATCATATTCTATATCAGACATAATTTTCATTAAACCAAAATCTATTAACATTGCCTTTCCTAATGTATCATCAAAATATCCTTCATAATTTGGATTTATAAGTATATTTTCATTATGAAAATCACAATGTAATACTTTTTGTTCTAAAGCCAATGAAATTAATTCATAACGAGCATAATTTTGATATAGTTTATATTTTGTTTGATCACTTGTAAAGGTTTTAAGTGTATCATATCCTTCTGCTATTTCCATTGCTAATATTCCCAAATAATCATATTTTATATTTAAATTATCAATCAATTGTTTTAATATTGTGTTACCTCCTCCAAAAGAACCAAAACTTTCAATTGTGTCATCATCATCATCATCATCATCATCATCATTATCATCATCATCATCATCAAATTTGTCTTTAAATAATTTTAAACACTCTTTATCATCAAACATATAGTCAGAGGGAGAACCTTGTTCATTTATATCAACATCAGGAATATTTGGAATATCTTTAAAATAGTCATATGTATCAGTTTCTACACCTTTATTTGTGTTTTTAAATAAATCAATATAAACAGGAAATGGACAAACCGTTTCTAAGTATTTACAAGTATCTAAAGCAATAAAAATTTGTGTATAATATTCTGTTAAAAAATCATCAACAGGAGTTGTTTTCTTTTCTTTTCCTGAAATTAAAAGTATGGGTCTGTTTTTCTTATATTCTTTAACCAATGGACAAATTTTAACAATTAATGTATGTATTGGTTCACCAAAATGTTGACTTCTAAACATTGAATATGGCGATTTATAATTTGAATTATTAATTTGAATTTTGAATATAACTCCATAATTAGATGAATTTGATAATAAACTAACAGATGAATTTTTCAAAAAGTTAAAAAAATTATTCCGAGGATCATTTGGGTCTTGTAAAACTCCACCGTACATATTATATAAATTTAAAATAAGATTTATAAAATACTAAAATTATAAACTTTTTTATACAAAATTAATTTTTTATCTTACACCTTTTCTCATTTCAAACGCTCAATAAATTTATCTAATTTATCATTATGAATTGTTTTTGTTTCACTAAACCATTTTTTTAAATCTTCTTCAAATTGTTTATCTGTATAAGGATTTATTTTATTTGGTTCATTACTCATTTTTAACATATCATTAAAATGCGATAATTTTTTATAAGAATATGTTTTATTTTCCATAATATTAAGATATGATAAATTATCTTTATATTATTAAATGTTTAATAATCGGCGTTTGAAATGAAAAAAGGTGTAAAGATCATTTATTTTTAAGAGTTCTAGATTTTCTATTATGTTTTCTGTAGTTTTTATTTTTTTTAGTTCCAGTTATTTTTGTAGTTGTTGGAAAAGTAGCTGTTGTTGAAAAAGTACTCCATGGTTGTTGTGGTCTATCGTGTAAATATGGTCTTAAATAATCCCATACTCTATTCTCATCACAGAATTTATTTTTATCAAAAGGAATACCACACGAATTCCCCCAACGCAAAGATAAAGCCATATTTTTTGCCATAGTTGTATCAATCACATTACCATCTAACGCACCACGAGGTTGAAATGGTTTTGGCCTTGAAGGATCAGACATATATTCACGCCCATCTAGTTCATAATGCGAACAACACGTTCTTGAACACGGATTTTCTTTATTTAAATATACATCATAATGATCTGATATAATTTTTTGTGCTATATCAATATTTAATTTACCTTTCCATGTATCCATTAAATCAGCAAGTCGCACCTTTCTAGCACCTTGATGTCTTCGTATATCATCTATTCCAGTATTAACACATTCTAAATTACGTATTCTTGGATCATACGGAGCATTGAAACCAATAAAAAACCCATTAGAAGTGCGTTCAGTTTTATGAAAACGTAATCCTAATTCTATTCTCATTATTTCATTTTTGTTAGTATCTCCAAATAACCATGAATTCGCATAATCACCAGAATTCCCATCCAATAACATTTTTTCATAATCATCTAGATTTTTCCCATATTGCATCGCATTACGAATACGACAAGAAATAGGAATATTATTTTCATAAGCAATAAAGCCTCCTATTGTAGTCTCAGTTCCTAATATTCCTGCTGAAGTAACAAAAAAGTCTGTTCCTGACCAAATCCATCCTGGAAATCCCATCATTAAAATACGATTACCATTTGTTGGTTTTAAATCAATCACATACTTTGCTAATTGTCCGTCCACAAAGTTAGAAAAATTATTATGAGCACATACTATTTTTCCATCAGTTGTCCAGTCACCTACAGCAATAAATGCACTGCATCTTTCTTGTGCTCCGCCTTCCTTAGATGCTGTATTATTAGACACGGCAGTTCCCTTTACAGCAATTGCCTCTTCTTCGGGCATATTTGCCCACCAACTTTCTGTTAATGTAAAATAATTATTCCACGCAACTACTTCGTGTATGTCCATATTTGCACCTTCTGCAAAACCAATCATTTCTTCATAAAACTCGGGAAATTGTTCTTTAATTTTTAAACTAAAATACTTTTTTGCGGCTTCAATAAAAAACTCCCATTTTACACCAAAATCGGTATAAATTATAAAATCTAAGATGCGTCTAACTTCTTTCATGTCGTTTTCTATTAATTTACCATATGCATATCCTCTTTCTTTAGGAGAACCCTTAATAGAAACATATGTCCAACCATTTAAATCATAACGAACTCCATTTTTTACTTTATTTACTTTATTCATTTCTTTCATATGTTCTTATATTCATATAATATTATTTTTTTTATCAATCTCTTTAGCTTCTCCAGCAATATCTGTTTTTGTTTTAACTATTGAATTATACCTTTGAGACCTTAAGGTAGAACTTACTGTATCTGGGTTATGTGTTCCAGGATGTTTTGGAATTGTAATACCAAATAACTTGGATATTAAATGTAAGAAACTAACAAAAAACCCTAATAAAATGATGAAAAAAGCAATTATATCACTGCGTGTTACCTTTTGTTTTAAATAGAATTGATTTATTAATAATATCAAACAAAATTGTATAATAATTAATAAAAAGGTGTCTTGGGTTGGTGTTACTAATTTATATTTATCACCAACCATTACGGTTAATGTCATAAAAACCCAATCTAACCAAGCAAATGGAATCGCAATTTTATAGGCCTCCCACATGGATAAATTTTTATATGGCAGGGTTACAAATTGTCCCCACATTGATAAACTCTGTGCCAGTATAAATAAAGATAAAAATAAAATATAATATGGTACTTTAGCGTAGTCCATTATATGTTATATATTATATATATACTTTTGTTGTAAAAAGTATATATTCTTAAAGTAATATATAAATGACTTTTATACTAACATTTTTATTATGGTTCTTTTTAAATGTTATGATTGTGTTAACAATGCAATTCGCATTATTTACCCAAACCACTCCTGATATGAAAGATGCAGGAATTTTTGCAAAAATATTATCATCTGAATTCTGGGCATCTATTGAATGGATGTTTTTAATTCCAGCAAATCGTATTGGCAATACATTTTTATCTGCGGCTCAAATTTCTTTATCGTCTTATGTTTTTGATTTTTTATCCCAAATATGGTCTAATATTTTTTGGTTAAAGTTACCTACAACTATTGATGATTATATTGGAATGTGTTTAATTTTATTTGGAATGTATGCGGCCAAATACACCATTTTTGGTTAAACTTGTATCCTTTGGTTAAAATTGGTTAAACCAATTAAAAAATAATGGCTCATCGTCCGACTGTTCAAAATAATAAGGAGGAACATCATTAGTGGTTAACGAATTATTATTTATATTACGATTAAATGCCATACGATTTGCAATAAGACCACCACCTAAGCCAATACC